TTTCAAGAGTATGTAGCACCGAATGTCAAGCCAATGGGTAACACTCACAGACCTTATAGTGAGTATGATGTGTCCGTATTAGTCAACGAGGTCAAGGCAGAGTCTGGACTACCCAAAGAGTTGACCGCTATGGATATGCGTAGGACAGCCATTACAGAGATGGTTGAAGCTGGTGTCGATACCACACAGATCATGGCGGTGTCTGGACACAATTCACCGCAGTCTATGCGTCCTTACATCAAGCACACATTCAAGTCAGCGAATAACGCACTCGCTAGGAGGGAGATGTATAAAGATGAAGTTTCTTGAGGAGTTAGATTTAGAAGAGGGTAGGACTCTGACAACGGACTGCCCAGTATGTAAGGGCAAGAAAAAGTTTACAGCGACTAGGGTAGATGATATGATACTGTACAACTGTTTTAGAAATAGCTGTACTGTAAAAGGTGTAAAGAAAGTTGGTAGAACTGTAGAGGGTATTAGGAAGAAGATGAATGGACAATCTGTAGTGAAAAAAGTATCAGAGTTCGCAGTCCCTGAGTATTTCTCTAATGATCTAACAGATTGTGATGAATTTATTATGCAATGGCGGTTAGAGAATATACAGTTATTTCATGATGTTAAAAACGATAGGGTCGTATTTCCGATTGTGCGTAGAGGTAAGATTATTGACGCTATAGGTAGATCTTTAAACCCTAAGACTCTTCCTAAGTGGTACAAATATGGTAACAACATGTCGTACTATGCTTATAGGAGGGATAAAGTAGACAGAAAGGTAGCAGTAGTGGTAGAAGATGTCTTATCCGCTATAGCTGTGGGCAGTCACTTTCCAGTCATAGGGTTCGGTTTGCTAGGCACATCACTACAGCAGGAGCATTTATACATTCTTTCTAATTTTGATAGGGTCGTAGTCGCTCTTGACCCAGACGCATCTAAGAAGTCGCTAGAACATGCAAAGGAACTAAACAGTTATGTAAAACAAGTACGAGTGCTAAAATTAACAGACGATCTAAAATACAAAAACATAAATGACTTTACTAAATTAAAGGAGGTACTAAATGGATAACTGTAGTAAATGCGGTGTCGAGCTAACAGAGTTTAATACGCATAAGAATGGTAACGGTGGACACCGTACAAACTGTAAGGAGTGTCAGAAGGAGGCGGTCAGTAAGATTAATCCTTTGAGAATGTACGTAAATGGCAAGTATATATCTAGTAAACACCCTTTGTACAAACCGGGAAGATACAAAACTTTTAGTGATGCCGCATTTTCTTCATTGATTAATTATATAAAATGTGTTAAAGGAGATGTGTACATTATTAATAACCCTGCTTGGAAGGACTGGTATAAGATAGGTAAAGCGGTAGACACAGATGACAGATGTAATGGCTATCAGACAAGCAGTCCTTATAGAGACTATAGGGTGGTGTCCAGAGTTAGTGTATCTAACAGAGGTATTGGGGAGAAGATAGCACATACTCTAGCAGAGGGTATGAGTAGAGAAAGAAGTAACGAGTGGTTTCGTATAGAGAATCTAGAGAAAGAGGACTTTGACAAGTTCTTAAGTTTGGTAAAGTCACTTACAGAGGAGAAGTTGAATGGTGGAACTAGCACTAATACGCAGTCTGCTTGATAAAGATTTCTACGGAGATCATAAAGGCACACGCTGTCCAGACGAGTTGTTTAGTAAAGATGTACGTAAGATAAAGAAGACAGTGGACTTTGCTATGCAGAACTACGGCAAAGACACTCTCACGGTGCGAGAGCTAGAGAGTTTATTCTTTGCTCACAATAGTACTCTTACTACATCTTCTAAGCAGGTGTTTCAAGAGTTATTCTCTAAGCTGGAGAGAGAGCAAGCTATGGATAAAGAGATAGCTAAGGATGTACTATCCAAGCTGTTTCAACAGCATGTAGGAGAGAAGATAGCTAATATAGGGTTCGACTATGTTAATGGTGAGGGTGCTACGTTAGAGCCACTGCGTAAGATCATCAGCGATCATCAAGACAACTTCCTTCCCAACTTCAAGATAGACTGGGACGACATTAGTTTTGACAGCATACTAGAGCAAGCTAATCAAAAGTCTAAATGGAAGTTCAATATACCTTCTCTTGCTAGACGACTTCAGGGTATAAGCGGTGGTCAGCTTATCATAGTGGGTGCAAGACCTAATACTGGTAAGACAAGTTTTCACGCTAGTATCATTGCATCAAGAGGTGGCTTTATAGATCAAGGTGCTAAGTGTAGGGTCTTGTGTAATGAAGAACCGTACTATAGGGTCGCCTCTCGTTACCTCTGTAATAGAGCAGAGCTATCTCTTGCAGAGATTGGTAGTGGTAGAGCTAATCATGCTTTAGCTATGGAGCGATACAATAGGATCAGGAACAACGTAAAGATCAAGGATGTTACTGGTAAGAAGATGGATTGGGTTGAGAACATGATTAAAGTAGAAAGACCCGACATTGTAGTGTTAGATATGGGAGACAAGTTTGCTAATAGAACTGGAGAAAGGATGGACTTGTACTTGAAAGAGGCTGCAATTCACGCGAGAAACATCGCAAAAGAGTACGACTGTGCTATAATCTGGATGTCTCAGCTATCCGCAGAGGCAGAAGGTAAGGTCAATGTGGATCAATCTATGCTTGAGGGCAGTAAGACTGGTAAGGCAGCAGAAGCGGATTTGATGTTGTTACTTAGTAAGAACCCAAGTGTAGAGGGGCAGGAAGAGAATGATACACAGCGACATATCATTATAGCAAAGAACAAGATAAACGGATGGCATGGAAAGATCCATGTTGAGTTAGATGTAGAGAGAGGTAGATATACTGCATGAAGATTATACTAGACGTAGAGAACACAACCACCAAGAGAGATGGCAAGTTACACCTTGACCCTTTTGAACCTGACAATTCTTTGACACTTGTGGGTGTGCAGGATTGGTTGGAGGACGAGTCAAGTGTTTTTGTGTTCGATCACAATGAAAAGGTAATAACAGACGATGATGCAGACAAGAGATTGCAAAGAGTGCTTGACAATACCACTTTACTCATAGGTCACAACCTACAATACGACTTACAATGGCTCTGGGAGTGTGGTTTTAAGTATGACGGTGAGATATTTGACACAATGTTGGGTGCATACATACTACAGAGAGGACAAAAAGGCTCTGTCAGCCTTGAAAACTGTGCTGAGAGGTACAATCTTGACATGAAGAAGTCAGATACACTTAAAGACTACTTTAGACGCGGTTTTCAGACAAATGAGATACCTCTTGATGAATTATCTGAGTATTTACGGCAAGATTTGGCGGTTACAAAGCAGTTATATTGGCGATTAATGGAAGAGTATGACAAAGTTGAGTCAAAATCTCTTGTTACAGTGCGTGATATAACCAATAGAGTATGTAAAGCTCTTACAAAGATGTACATGAGAGGTATAGCTATAGATCGGGAGGCACTGGCAGAGGTTAAGAGAGACTTTGTGCAAGAGCTAAACGATATAGAGACTAGATTGCAGGAGCATGTCAAGCGACTTATGGGGGACACACCTATCAACCTCAATTCACCTGAGCAAGTTAGTCAGGTTATCTTTTCTAGGATTGTCAAGAATAAAAGAGAGTGGGTGTTGGCTTTCGAAAATGTCACTGATAAAGATGACTTTCGCAAAACAGTCAAAGAAAACAGTAGCTTAATGGTAAAAACTAAAGCAAGTATATGTGATGCGTGTAATGGTAAGGGCAAAGTATTTAAGACAAAGAAGGACGGAACACCATTTCTCAAGCCCAATCGTTGCCCCGAATGTGACACCAGAGGGTACAAACTTGCCAAGTCAAATCAAATGGCAGGGCTAGGTTTCTTCCCTTTGTCAAAAGATTGGGTTAGTTTCAATGGTTTCTCTACTAGCAAAGGCAACCTAGAGACATTAATAAACATAGCTAAGTCAAAGGGCATGACAGTTGCAGAGAACTTTTTGACAGATCTTAAGAGACAGAGTGCCGTGTCTAGTTATCTATCCTCTTTTGTTGAGGGTATAGAGGCATACACAAAGCTAGATGGTAGGCTACATGTCTCCCTAACTCAGCATGTGACAGCAACTGGACGCTTTAGTGGACGCAACCCTAATATGCAGAATATGCCTAGAGGTGGTACGTTTCCTGTTAAGAAGGTGTTTGTCTCACGTTGGAACAATAATGACTTTGGTGTGCAAGGTAAGATACTTGAGGCAGACTTTGCACAGCTAGAGTTTAGAGTT